CCCATCTCCCTAACTCCCCGCGCTCGACCCAATCGGATAGTTGCAGGGTGTACGTAGTAAGCTGTAACGATGACATGTCCCGATAGAAGTGCCCAAGCCATGGTTGTGCATTCAGCTTGACCCAGTTCGTAGGATAATCGAATGCCCGATAGATGTTGTAACCTTTTACAGCTTCGGGGTCATCCACCCACCACAGGTCGCGGCTTCCAACGTAACTCGAATTGAGAACGAGCAGGCTGGTGATCATTATTCTTCCCTCGTTGCATCTCGGATGGTCTCAATGGCTTCGTGGAGACGCATGAATGCATTCTCTAAGATCATACCCGCCCTGCCATTATGCAACCCCATCGTATCTAAGGTTTGCTGTGACAGGTTGAAATTTTCTATCGCCGCCTCGACTTTTCGCATTGCTTTTGCTCGGGCTTCGGGTTGAAGGCGCTTAAGCGCCTTAACAATCGCGGGCAGCAAGCGATTTTTCAAAGCATTGAACGTGAAGTTGTACAACGCTCGGGCGCGGTACGATTCTCGGTAGTCGGGCACCACGCCGCGAATTGGAGCATCAATAATTTCATCGTGAAGCGCCATCAAGTCGTAAGCAATCTGGCTATCATACTCATCCAGATCGTTCACGTCGTTAAGTGCGGACATAACTGGTTTAGAGCATGATCCGAGAAGCGTCCCGCTCCACTTGATCTTCATGTCCTTAAGAAAATCTTCATCTTCTGCCCCCGAGGGCTCCCGGCCACGCTGAATCGGCTCTTCTTCGGGTTCAGCGTATGCCATCAACGATTTTGTATCCCGTCCTTGAACTAGTTCTTTCTTGGTTTCTCGATCCCACACAACGAAGTAAGGGTAATCGTCTTTCGGATATTCAATGCTGACTTGAATGGTTGAATTGGGATGAAACCAACGCTGAGAGGTTTCCGTCGAAGCGTAAGGTTTCCAATTAAATGAAGTGAGAATCTCGCGCCACTCCTCGTCAATGTATTGGTTGGCGGACTTACCAAACGACGACTCTACGGGTGGGAGCGGTTTATCCGCTGACGGGTCCGGCTCATCCACAACTTTAGTGTGTTCGCCAAGCCCACCGTACGGCCAGAATTCCAGCCTGCCGTCCGAGCGCTTACCAATGCGTCCAACATACTGACCGTCCTCAAACACACCCCAATATAGCTTCGTATACCAGTTTGGAGTCTCGATGTTGGATGGAAGATTCCATTCGTATCGAGGCTGCGTCTTGTCGGCTATAGTCTTGAGAGTGGGGTTCTGCAATTTCCGCTTTTTTTGCAAAGCATGGTCCCAGTATAGAATGCGCAGGAGTTTCTTCTCCGCCTCCTCTCGGGTTGGGCGGTAGTCATACACTTTACCCGTTGCATTTTTCATTGCGTACTTTTCACCCTGACTAACCAACCGAACCACCTTTGCTGATTTCGCCCGGTACTCCCACAACGACTCGGCAGGATTGGGGTATTGGGTGCCTTGCCAATAATTATTAATCGCTCTTTCTGGGCCTACTGAAGGCAAATTATAAGACCCGTACCAAGCTTGGTCGCTCTTGTCTACTCGACCAATTGGCTGAACTTCATAGATGTACTGACTCGATCCACCTGAACGACGCACACCTTCCGGGTTGTCACACATGAACACGCAGCTTATACGCGGAACAACTCCGGCAGGCCGCTTACGTTCAAATGCTTGCTCGATACTCGCCATAAAACCATAGCTCTGCAACCCCATTCCCATACCGGGTTTGAGCACGGTGCCCTTCTTGAGAGGCTTCGCGCTTCCGTGGTAATAAGGCATTAAAATTTACTCGCTATTCTACGCTGCTGCATTGTTCTCATCCCCTGTTTAAGGTTGGCAAAGCTGGCAATTCGAACTAACAACGCCCCTATTGGTGTGCCAGCGGACGTGAATTGCCTTCGGGAGGCTTTTAGCCGCTACGCGCCCAGCTCGTTGCTTGGCTTCTCGTGATCCGGCTTTGCCGCCCAGCACGTGGGCTTCGTGAGACAGGCGAGCAGACATTTCCTCCGGGTGCTCCTGCGCGTATTTACGGCAGCCCTCAACACGGGGAACTTCGTCTTGGGCGGCACGGGCGACTTTGATTTTATCGATAGTTTCGGACGATACATCGTGTCCAGTCATGATTTCACTCCAATGCTCCTTGAAACCGGGTTGCGCCCATCTTTGTTTCAAAGCTTCGGTTACTTTGGCCTTTGATTCGGGGCGGTGCGGCCCGGTGAATCCCTCGCCGCCACGGCAGATGTTGTAGCCGTACTCGGGGTCCTGAGACTTGAGAAAGGTGATGAAATCGCGCTCGTATTGATCTAGTTCTATTTTGGTTTGGACATCGGAGAGGAGGGCATGGATACTCCATGCTTCCTTGGGGTGTTTGCGCATGGAATTGAAAAGGTGGGAACTTCCGTAAAGCTGATGCTTCGCCGCCCAGAATTTTTTCTGAAGGTATTTCTTTAAGTTGATGCCCTTGTGTTGCCCAACATAGTACTTGCCCGTAACGTGATTGACGATTAAGTAGATGTACATTTCGGCCTCTCTGTCTAATACTGAGAAAGTCGAAAAGTTCACGGGTCAGCCGAGGAGCCAACGCTGCTGTCTGAGACCGGCCGAGAACGGACGGTTCGCAGTGATCAGTGGTGCCCAAGTGTTGAACTGCGTGTCGTACGTTTGCCCGAGCGATTGGTACAACGCGGACTTGTTAATATCCAGCGACACACCGTTGAGTGAGTAGCTGAACTCATCGGCCGCCCAGCGAGAGCCTTCCGATGACAAGCACAGGGAGGCGGCACCAACCGCCGCACAGTTGCCCCAGTCCGCGGGGATATTATCCAGCGTCCAGTTGTAATAGTTCTTTGGGTTCCACGAGTTCAGTTTACTAATGCTGATGTTGAGCATAATCAGAATCGTGGTGTCCAGCCAAATGAACCCAACACGAGTTGAATATCCGGCTACCACTCTGCCGGGAGTCGGCGGGCGGAAGTGGTAATTCCTATCTGGAATCGTATCCGACAGAAGCTCCCGTACGATCTTGATCGCTTGAGCATACATCGCCGGAGTGGTGCGAGCGCTGGCAATACTGAGAGTCGGGCCTACCAGCATGCTAGGTGCTTCAAATGCTGGGTCAGTAGGGTCGGTGGACTGGACAACAAAATCCTCATACCGATGATCAACTGGACCGCCGGAATACACTTGCAGGTTCCATACCAGCCGGAAAACGCCCTTCCAAACGGTTGGTACCGTAATGTCCACGAAATAGGCACCCTGCGACGCCCGCTTGGGGCAAGATTGCGGCTGGGTTACTAGCGCCAAACCTTCGCCCGGGAGAGGCGGCCCACCTTGCATGTTTTGTGGCTGATGCAGGTCGTATTCGTAGGCAATGGTTGGCTTTACAGGAATTCGATCCGAAACATGGAAAATGTCGTAGCTTATGAGATAGGGGTCAATCAGCGCCCCCTTCTCGTCGCGCACCATGATCGATAGATCGCCTGCGGTTAGTGGTTTTCCTTGGGTAAGTGTGATCATGCAAAGCTCTCCCTACACAAAGAATTGAGTATTTGATTTCAAGAGGTTAACAACGATGGTGCTTTTCAATCTATGTGGTGGGCCGGGAGCGGGAAAGACCACGGCGAGCTTTTATCTGGCGTACAGGCTGAAAAAAGCGGGCTATCGAACGGAACTGGTCGGGGAGGCGGCGCGGGAACTAATCTATAGCCACGATCCGGACTCCGTAGCCCCGCCGTTGTTAGATAATCAAATCTTGCTGGCTGGACTCCAGTACGAGCGCATTCTGCGCCTGAAGCGGCATGGCGCTGATGTTGCGATTAGTGATTCTCCGCTAATTCAGGGACTACTTTACTGCCAATCGCATCCCTATTACGATGCTCTCATGCAGTGTGTGCGGGATGTGGAGCCGGGAATCATGACCTACAACATCTACATCGAACGCAACTTTCCTTATGATCCGGAAAGTCGCACACAAAAGACTGAAGCGGAGGCCCGCTCTCACGATGCCACCGTCAAATCGCTTGTTCGATTTTTCTGGCTAGAGGTCAAAGCTGGCCAAGAGAGAAAGATTGCTAGTCGAGTCCTAAAGCTGCTGTCTACTTTGGGTCATTCACGCAGCTAACTTCGGACGCGATATCATACGGTTCGATAACTTCAGACGCGGGGCCGTATTCCGGACCCGGAGCACTCTTGGCGCATTTGTGGCGCTGTCCGAAGAATCCGTTCTGGCAGCAGCGTTCTTTTTCCATCTGCCGTTCGACAAGGCCAATCATCCAGTTGGCGACGATGATCTCTTGCTCGGCCTTTTTAGTTTTGGCGATTACGCTTACAGGTTCTAGGGTCGTACCCCTCGGAGGCGGCATGACTTTCTGGAGCTTGCTGCTGGCTTCAAACGCATACTGCACCAGACGCAGCCCACCGGCAACATAGGGGATCAGTGTCGCAAGCTCGGGGTCGCCCGACTCCCTAAAATAGACCTTAACGTCGTGGATAACTTTTCGGTTGGAGACTGGTTGGAATTTTTTAGCCATGCTGATTAGATGCACGTGTGGCCGCCGGAGAATTGGGTTTTTTGGCTTTTTCTTTCATGTCCACGCCCAGCACGGCGTAACCGGCAATGTCAAAATACGGGTTCTCCTCGTCCTTTGCTCCGGTAGCAATCCTGACCAGTTTGTCAAAAATTCGTGCCAGCAAGAGCACATCATCGTACTGGTCGGGGCGGATACCATCCGGATACAGGAGCCGGATAAAGTCGGCGGACTTGCCAAACGAGTTGCCGTAAACCTTGTTCTTGCGGGT